CTTTGCAGGTCTGAAGGGAGTACCATCTTGAGATTTATGATTGATTAAAGCATAGTTGTTGAGATCTGATGGCAATGTATGATTAGATCTGAGATTTGAATCTCCCTCGACACAACTGGCAATTCTGTTTGGGTTATAATCTAAATTTTTCTTCAAAGGAGTGAACCCAATATCATTGACTGCCAATGCTAGATTGTCCCCCTCCAATAGAGAAACATCCATTTTGGCTGGTGGAAGGGGTCTGACATAATTAAGTTCCACATATTTCCTTTGCCATGATTTATTATCCATTTTATTGGCAATAACTGTTTCGTGCTTGGGAACTTCAATGTTCAGTTTTCTGAGAAAACTCATAGGCACATTTTCTATTTCCAAAGCTGCCTTGATAGCCAGCTGGGCCAGGGCATTAGTTGTAAAGGAGGCTGAGCCGTCACATTTGAATGGTCTTGGTGCCATTTGAGCTTTACCTGAGTGAGCCACCCTATTCATCAATTTTCTACCTGATCTTGTCACTCTCTTAGTAGTTTGATCACCTGACACAAGTTGGGCCATTTGTTTTAAAATTCCTGGAGCTCTTGCCATCTTCCTTGGTCTCATGGTTCTTGATACTCTTTGAGTTCTTTGATCACCAGATGCCATAAAACCCATTTGTTTCTTTGCAGAAGCTCCAAGTGGTATTTCTTCCACTTCTTCCTCATCACTATCCTCTGCTGTATCTCCTAGCAGTTGGGTGTCCACAGTAACTTTTCCTGTACCTATAACCACTCCATACAGCCAGGAAAAGGTTGACCAAATTCCATAAATTGCAGCCCCAGCTCCAACTAATGCTACAAGCACTGTTCCTATAGTTTTAGCAGTTTTGAATCCTGGAGAAGTGTTGGAGAGAAGGGTAGTTTCCAATTCTGAATATTCAACTTTTGCTTCTTTCCAAGCTTCCTCTTTCACGAGAGATTGAGTTTGGGCCTTCTTCTTTGATAAAGTTGAGAATTCTTGAGCTGCAACCTCCATTATTAAGAGTTTCCATAGAACTGCCAGCCCAATATCTTCTACTATCATCACTATGTGTTTGTCCCATTTGTGTGGGTTGAAAGATTTGATACCTTTGGTTTTTATCCCCTCTGAAACTTCATGGAAGACACTTTTCATTACCATTAAATCCAGTAAACCAAGACTTGAGAACAGTCTCTTTAATTCAAGACATGGCATAGTTCTCTCCATGAGCATTTTCTCTGTGATTTGCCATAGTTGTTCCGCACTCCTAACTCCTTGCTTCCAATTGGGGTTATTGTGGTGTATCCAGCAGTATTTACCCTTCAGAAAAATCATAAAACCTCCATTCGCATCAATTAATTCTGAATAA